CGAGCGCGGGCCGGCCTTCGGCTGCCGAGACGCTCTACCCCACAAACATCAACGACAAGTAGGAGTGAATTGAATGGCTGCTATCGGCAATACGGCGCTCACCTACACAGACTGGGCCAAGCGCTACAACGACGGCAGGATCTCGGTGATCGTCGAGCTCCTGGCGCAGACCAACGAGATCCTCGACGACATGCGCTGGGTCGAGGGCAACCTGCCGACCGGGCATCGCACTTCGGTGCGCACCGGCCTGCCGCAGGGCACCTGGCGCCAGCTCAACTACGGCGTGCAGCCGACCAAGAGCACGACGACGCAGATCACCGACGCCTGCGGCATGCTCGAGACCTATAGCGAGATCGACAAGGCGCTGGCCGATCTCAACGGCAACACGTCGGAGTTCCGCCTCTCCGAAGACAAGGCGTTCCTCGAGGGGCTCTCGCAGCAGCTGGCGCAGACGCTGTTCTACGGCAACACCGATGCGACGCCCGAGAAGTTCATGGGGCTCGCGCCGCGGTTCAATACCGTGAGCGGGTCGGCGGCGATCGCGCAGAACGTGATCGACGCCGGCGGCAGCGGTGCCGACAACACCTCGATCTGGCTGGTGGTGTGGGGCGACCTCACCGTGCACGGCATCTTCCCCAAGGGCAGCAAGGCCGGCCTGCAGATGCGGGATCTCGGCGAGCAGACGCTGACCGACGTCAACGGCAACCGCTACCAGGGCTATCGCACGCACTACAAGTGGGACGCGGGCGTCACGGTGCGCGACTGGCGCTACGCGGTGCGCATCGCCAACATCGATGTCAGCGACCTCGCCGGCGGCAGCCCGACCGACCTGACCAAGCACATGATCAAGGCCACCCACAAGGTGCCGTCGCTCAAGACCGGCCAGCCGGTGTTCTACATGAACCGCACCGGCCGCCAGTGGCTCGATATCCAGGCCGCCACCAAGGACAACGTGATGCTCAAGATCTCGGAGTTCGAGGGCCGGCCGGTCCGTGAGTTCCTCGGCATCCCGATCCGCACCTGCGACCAGATCCTCAACACCGAGCCGCGCGTCCTCTGACGCTCATCCCATCCGACAAGGAGACACATTCATGTACATCGATCGTCAGAACCTGTTCGGCCAGGACCAGGCCGTCACCGCCAGCGCCGCCACCACCGACTACATCGACCTCGGTGCGGCGCGTGACATCGGCAACGGCGAGCGGCCGGAGATCCTCGTGCTGTGCACGCAGGATGTCACCGCCGTGGGCGCTGCCACCGTCACGGTGGCGCTGCAGAGCGACGACAATTCGTCGTTCTCCTCGCCCGCCAACCTGGTGCTGAGCGACGCCATTCCCAAGGCCTCCCTCGTCGCCGGCACGCAAGTGCTGCGCGTGGCCGTGCCCTACGGGACGGAGCGTTATCTTCGCCTGTTCTACACGGTGAACAGCGGCCCACTCACCGCCGGCAAGTTCACGTCGGGCCTGGTGCCGCTGCGTCAGGCGAACGTCGCCTACGCTTCCGGTTACACGGCATAACAAGGGGAGGCGGCCCCGGGCCTTCACAGGCCCGCAGGCGCGATATCGTGTGACGGCACCGACCTTCCTTGAGGCCGTGCTGCGCGAAGTGGGCGAAGTCGTCGATCATGCCGGCGACCCGGGCTCTGCCCTGGCGCCGGTCCAGCGCCTTCACAGGCGCGGCGCCGCTTCAGCGCCTTCCGAGGCGCGCCAGTGCCGTGCCGTGAAGGCCTATCGGGCGCGTCGCACCGCTGTCGTGGCTGCTTCCCCGGCGGCGGAGGAGAAATCCTCCGCCGCCCCCTTTTCTTTCCCGGCGGAGGAGTAAGCTATGGCAACGACCGACGTCGATATCTGCAACCGCGCGCTGTCGCGGCTCGGCACTCGGGCGACGATCGCGGCGCTCGACGAGAATAGCACCGAGGCCCGCACCGCCTCGATCTGGTACGCAGCGACGCGCGATACCTTGCTGCGCGCCCACGATTGGAATTTCGCCCGGAGAAGGGTGGTGCTGGCCGAGCAGGGTACCGCACCGACCGGGTGGACCTTTCGCTATGCGTTGCCGACGGACTGTATCCGGTTCCTGCGGCTCGCTTCGGTATACCTTGCGAACGGCGCGCCCCGCTTCGAAGTCGCCGGTGATGCCACCAGCCGTTTCGTTCTCTGCGATGAGCCGGCGGCCGAGGCGGTGTATACGGCTCGTGTCGACGATCCAAATCTATACGATTCTGGTTTCGCATCGGCGCTGGTCGACCAGCTCGCCGCCCACATCGCCTATCCGATTACACAAAAGACCGAAACGGCGGTGCGCCTGGCGCAGTTGGCGCGTGTAGCGCTTGCAGACGCCATGGCGGCGGACGTCAATGAAGCCGAGTCTGCGGCCAATGACCGAGTGCCGGAATGGATCGCGGCACGCGCGTAGTGCCAGCGCGCTTCGCGTCATTGCGGGGAAAGTGACGGTACTGGCGAAGCGGGCAGGATGATGTGGGTCATCGACCGCCCATCCACCATCGCCGCCTCATCGCCCATCGCCTCATCACGGAGTGGAAATTATTCCGCCCGACCCGTCGCTCCGCAATGGCGATCTCCCTCCGCGCCGCTTCGGCGCTGCCTACAGCGCCTGTCGCGACGAAGAGATGTCCGAGTCAGAGGAGTCCCTGTCTATGCCCGTTCCGCTCATCCTGCCAAGCTTCGCCGCCGGAGAGATCTCGCCCGCCCTGCATGGGCGCGTCGATCTTGCCAAGTATCAGGTGGGCCTGGCGACCTGCCTCAACTGGTTCATCCATCCGTTCGGAGGGGCCAGCACGCGGGCAGGCACGGAGTTCGTCGGCGAAGCCGTAGATCCGGCAGTTCGGTCCCGGCTGATCCCCTTCCAGTTCAATACGGCCGAGACTTATGCATTGGAGTTCGCGCACCAGAAGATGCGGGTGATCCGTGAGGGCGGTTACGTGCTGGAGGCCGAGATTGCGATCTCGGGGATCACGCAGGCGAACCCCGGCATCGTTACGACGATGGTGCCGCATGGCCTCGGCAACGGCGATCACGTTTGGATCGATGGTGCGGCGGGCATGTCGGAGATCAATGGCCGGCGGTTCACCGTCGCAGGGGCCGCTGCCACCACCTTCGAACTTGGCGATACCGACACCTCTACCTGGGACGGCTGGACGTCGGGCGGTACGGTGGCGCGCTTCTATACTCTGGTCACGCCATACGCATCAGTCGATTTGCCACTTCTGAAATTCGTGCAATCGGCCGACACAATGACGCTCACACATCCCGGTTATGCACCGCGCAATCTCACGCGTACCGGGCATACGTCCTGGACGCTCATACCCATCGTCTTTGCGCCGGCGACGTCTGCGCCCACCGGTCTGGCAAGTACCAATCCCGGTGGTGCCCAAAGCTACGTCTTGACCGCCGTGAACGACGAGAACGGCGAGGAAAGTCTGGCGAGCACCACGGTGGGTGCGGCCGATGCGGTTTCGGGCATTGTCTTCACGCCGGTCGTGGGCTGCACCTACTATAACGTCTACAAGCACAAGAACGGCATCTACGGCTTCATCGGCCGCGTGAAGTCGGGGAGCACCTTCACCGACACCAATATCGCCGCCGATACGTCGGACACACCGCCGATTCAGCGCAATCCATTTGCCGTAGCGGGCGACTGGCCGGGCTGTTCGACCTGGCACGACGGTCGTCAATGGTTCGCACGCACCGACAAGGGCCCGCAGACACTGTGGGCGAGCCAGTCGGCGAACTTCAAGAACATGAGTGTTTCGGAGCCCACGCGGGATTCCGACGCCATCACCCGCACGATCGCAAGCCGGGAGGTCAACGAAATCCGCTTTCTGCTCAGCCTCAATTCACTGCTGGTGTTCACCTCCGGCGGCGAGTGGAAGTGCTGGGCGGGCAGTCAATCCGACATCATTACGCCGGCAAACACCAGTCTCAAGCCGCAGGGCTACACCGGAATTTCCCAAGTGCCGCCGATCGTCAGCGGCAACTCGGCCCTGTTCGTCACGCCGTCGGGTCGCAAGGTTCGCGATCTCGCCTACGACCTGGGCGCCGATTCCTGGCAAGGCAAGGACGTCGGTATCCTGGCAGGTCACCTGTTCGAGGGCGCACAGGTCGAAGAATGGGCGCACGCGCGCGACCCCGATTCGATCGTGTGGTGCGTGCGTTCCGACGGCGTACTGCTGGGCTTCACCTATCTCAAGGAACACGACGTCTACGCCTGGTCGCGCCATATCACCGACGGCGCGGTCGAGAGCGTGTGTGCGGTCCAGGAGGGAAGCGAGACCGCGCTCTATGCTTTGATACGCCGTAAGGTGGCGGACGCCACCGTGCGCCATGTCGAGCGCCTGAGGTCACGGCTTTTCGACGACGTCGCCGACGCCTGGTGCGTCGATTCCGGCGTGCGCTACGACGGCTGGAATGGCGACTCGACGAGGACCCTGATGATCGTGGGAGCGGGTTATGCCGCTGGCGATCCTGTCGCGCTTTCGGCGTTCGGCCATGCGCCCTTCTCGGCTGCGAGCGTGGGCACGAAGTACATCCTGCGCTCGGGCCAAAACCAGACTACAGCAACGGTGGTGGCTTACATCGATCCCGCGCACGCAAGTGCGACGCTCGATTATGCCGCACCGCCGGCAGTCTGCGAGACCGCACTCAGCGATTGGGCGCCGGCGACAGCTACGCTTTCGGGCCTGCGGCATCTGGAAGGACGGACTGTGGCAATCCTCGCGGATGGTTCCGTCCAGCCATCGGCAACCGTGACAAACGGTGCGGTTTCCGTGCCACGCCCTGCAGGCCGGATCCTGGCAGGGCTGCCCTACACTTGCGATCTCGAGACGCTGGACCTCGAGGCCAGTGGCGCGCCGACGCTGCAGGGGCGCATCAAGCGGGTACAGGAGGTGGTCTTGCGGGTCAGGGCCGCGCGCGGCCTGGCTGTTGGACCGGATTCAGATCGTCTGACCGAAATCAAGGAGCGCACGACCGAGGCGCATGGTGCGCCGACGTTGCTGGCGACTGGCGACAGGAGAGTGCTGATCGACCCGTCATGGAACAGCAACGGTCGCGTCTTTGTACGCCAGGCGTGGCCGCTGCCAGCCACCATCGTGGCGATCGTGCCGCGTCTTGAGGTCGGCGAATGAAGGGTTTTGTCGTCGGCCGCGCAACTGTGGCGGATGTCACCGGTCTGGCTCCGCACCTGCGCGCCGCCGACGTGGCGGAGATCCGGGCCGCGTCGGGACTGGATTCGGTCGAAGGGCTGGTTCGCTCGTTCGACCTCAGTACCCATGTCTGGACCGTGCGCGATGCGGCCGGCCGGCCGATCGCCATGTGGGGTGTCGGGCCGCTGTCGCTGGTCGAGGGCAGAGGCTGCCCATGGCTGCTGGCGGCTGACGCCTTCGAGGCGCTTGGGCTCGACATCGCGCGGCTGTCGCGGCCGCTTCTGG